GGAAATTTAACATAGAGAAATATCCTTTATCAGGATATGTGTTCATAACTATACCAACTGGAAACATATCCCAGTATGGCAATTGACTTTTCATTTTAGGTATGTACTTAAACATATACATTCTACCAGGTCTAAGTAGCTTTGTTCTACCTGCCCCAGAAAGAATGGTGTTTGGATTAGCTAACCTCTCAGCTTCTGCTAGCTCTCTTAGCTTTTCAACAGGGTCACCTTCTTGTTGAGTATACAAATCTTGTAAAGATTTAAACTCAAAATCAAATTCATCACCAACGAGGTTAAGTAATTTATCGAAAAAATATGCTGGCATTATTTGATTCCTAACTCATCTTGAGTCATTATTTGAAATTTCATACCTTTATTCTTACAATATTCTTTAGCAACTTCAAATTTTCTTTGATTAACTGCAAATGTTTTCATCTCTCTAAGGTACTTTGCTGTCTGTCTTTTTGGCTTTTTAGGTGGCACTAAGTGTTGTTTTGGCTTAACTTCTATTACTAACTCCTCACCATTTGACTTCTCAACCCAGAAATCTGGGAAGTATCTATGCATCTTTCTATCGATTGGACTGCGATATGGTATGCAAAATTCTTCAGAACTCCACCTTTCTATCTGTGTGTGGTCATCTAAATACTTCATAAGTTTAAATTCCCATAAACTTCTATAAATAATATTAGAAGAGTCCCCTCTATACTTATCGGGATTGTTGGGAACAAATTTACCACTATATGCCATAAAGGTATTTAGTTTATAAAAACAAATTAGGAAACATTAATGAGCAGTTCAATAGAAAATCAATTTTGGGGAAGATCACAAAAGAACGGTGGAAGACTAGCCCCCTCGACCTTAATAGAAAAAAAATTAAAAGATCAAAATAGAGCTGTTCTTTCCTTTCCAGATGATATCGGTCCACATAAATTTTTAATGCTCTTCCAACAATATAATTTTGATCAAGGAGCCACTGAATTAGATAAAGGCATTCAGTTGCCAATGCCTCAATCAATATTAGACAAATATGGCATGGAGTATAATTCCACCGATCTTAAAACTACAGGTGCAGGAATTGGTTCAGCAATATCTTCAGGTATAGCAAATATAAGTAATGAAGGCAAAGATGCATCCATGACAATTTCTAAAGACACAGACTTTCAAAAAGCTGCAGGAGCATTTTTACAATCCGCAGAAAGCATTGTTAGGGACTTGAATCCATTTGAGCAAGTAAGAGGCGCAAGTGATTTAGCTCTTGGTAATATTGTTAATCCTCATACAGCTTTATTATTCAGTGCTGTAAAATTAAAAGAATTTGAATTTGCGTGGAAGCTATATCCTAGAACAGCAGGTGAGTCAAAAAATTTAAGAACCATTATTAATAACATTAAGGCAATGTCTCATCCAAAATTTCGAGCATTTGGGGACGAAGAGGGATCAGTTAATAACTTTAAATTAGACTATCCACATGAGGTAGATTTATTTTATATGGGTGCAGAACAAGAAATGCACAAGTTCAAAAGATGTGCTATAACATCATTGCAAGTTAATTATACACCAGAGGGCGGTCCAGCTTTTATTGCAGGAAGTGGTGAACCAGCATTTGTAGAATTGCAAATAGGATTTACAGAAACAATGATCTGGACTGCAGAAGACTTTGATATTAATGCATCACACATGGGGGTCGCAGAAGAAGAGCTAGATATTAAACCAGAAAATGGCAAGGGTGCATACGGAGGAGCTAGATGATCAAACAAGGATATTTTAAAGACTTTCCTAAAGTAGAGTATCAAGGAAAAATTGCTCGTAGTTTGCTTGCACGCCCTAAGATTAAAGATCAAATATTAGGTAATCCTAATGCTTTTTATGATTATGTTATAACTGATGACCTAAGACCCGATCAAGTAGCATATCTTTATTATGACGATCCACAGTTGGTATGGTTAATATTTTTAGCTAATAATATTGTAGATCCATATTATGAGTGGCCGCTGACACAACAAATGTTTGAAAGTTTTTTAATTTCCAAATATGGTACGGTTGCTGCAGCGCAAGCTAAAATTCTTCACTACAAACACAACACAAAAGGAACAATAATTACAAAAGAAACATACGATCTTAATGCCACATTTGGCAAAATAGTTGCTGGTCAATATACTGCAGTATATGCTTATGACTATGAAGACGAGTTGAACGAATCAAAAAGGAAAATAAAATTAATAGACAAAAGACTTGCAAGTAGTGCTAAAAGCGTTCTGCGCAAGGTGATGACTGGATGATGAAATGTCTGAAGAACATAATCTAAACCAGCCCGTAACAATTCCTTACGATCCTGGAAACATAACAATTGATAGCTGTGATCTTGTTCATGCAAATGGTAAGCTATCGCTATTAGGTGCAATGAATGAATTTAGAATTAGTTTTAGCACACATGAAATGTCAAGTTTATGCGGAATCAACGTATTAGATACTACCGATACCTTAGCAGACTTAGATCCAGATGGAACTGAGGTATTAACTATTGGTTGGCATTCAGAGGGCGACCGTGAAATAAAACAAACATATAGCATATTTAAAACTGATATACAACTAGATCCTAATATGGGAAATGGTAAACTATACTCGTTCACGGGTATATCTCATACACACATGCAACAATTGACCATGGATGTTAATAGATCATTTTCAGGAACAATAAAAGACTTTGTTAAAAATATATTTCGTGAGATTCCTCAAAAAATTCAAACATATGCTCCAATTGATGTACACGAAACAACAGGCATATCAACTTTAATAATACCAGGCGAAACACCATTCGAAGCAATAGAAAGACTTACAAACAGAGCATTCTCGTCTACATATTCCTCATCAGTTTATCAGTTCTATCAAAACTCAAAGGGATATTGCTTTCATAACATTGAACAACTAATAGCAGAAGGCAGAAAGAATGCAACGACATATGTGTATACGCCAAACGGTGCTGTTGCAGATGACTTAAAAACTATAGCCGGTAAATTTATGATTGTAGATATTGAATTTCCTATGGCAAAGGACATTATACATAAAATAATGAATGGCGCATATGCTTCATCAGTAAAAGAAATTGATATTATTGGTCAAAAAATAGACACTACAGAACTTAAAGTAAAAGAAAATTTTAATGACTTTTATCACCTTGATCAACCAGCAATGACGTTGGACAAAATAAATGTAATAAATGAAAAGTTGAACGTATCAAATACAACAAAATGGGTGCACAAATATTTTGATGGTAATAGACATTTAGATTTTAAATGGGGACCTCAAATTACAAAGAGAAAATTTTATGCTGATAGTTTAGACCAATTACAAATGAATGCTGTTATTCATGGCAACTCTAATTTAGATTGCGGAGATATAATTGATTTATCAATGTTAGAAAGATCAGGAAATACATCAACCCCCGAACAAGAGAAAAAAATTAGCGGCAAATATATAATAGACACTATTGTGCATTATTATAAAAACGGAAGCTATGCGTGCACGTTGCAATGTAGCAAAGAAAGCAATAGGGCTAATGTATCAAACTTAGATGAATATATTATAGGAGACAAATAATGCAAAGTGGACACACAAGTTTTGAAAATTTGAGACACTTTATAGGTGTTGTAGAAGATAGAAATGATCCTGAAAAATTGGGCAGGGTTAAAGTTAGAGTTTATTCTATACACAATGAAAGCAAATCTGAGATAAAAACAAAAGACTTGCCGTGGGCAATGGTATTGCAACCAAACAATCCAGCAACAAGTGGCATAGGATATTCTGGTACTGGATTAGTAGAAGGTACTTGGGTGTTTGGTTTATTTTTAGATCCTGTTGATTTTCAAAATCCACTAATACTTGGAGCTTTACATGGCAAGCCAACAATAGGTCCAAATAAAGATGCTGGCTTTAATGACCCAAAAGGAAAGTATCCTCAAAATGATGCAGAGGTACATTTATTAGGTGAATCATCTGTTAGTAGATTGGCTAGAGGATTAGATGCTGAAGGACACAGAGTATTATCAGAAAAGAGAGCAGGCAAAACATTATTAGATGCACCTGATAAAGACGGCATAGAAGGAGTTAAAGTAGCAAAAGGACCAGAAATGAATGCTGTAATATCTAAAGAGGTATTTGCAAAGTATACAGAACGAGAGTCATGGAAAGAACCACATCCAAGAATTGGTCAACCTGGGTTAAAGTCTTGGGATGAAAGTAAAAGAGCATATTCATTTTATCCTATGAACCACGTATGGTACACAGAAGGAGGACATGCATTAGAAGTAGATGACACACCAGGAGCAGGACGACTACATTGGTATCATAATTCTGGAACATTTCAAGAAATAATAGAAGACAAATCAGATCCAGATGCAGGCAATCCTTTTGATGGAACAAGAATTACTAAAGTAGTAGGTGATGATTATGAAATTGATTTAAGAAACAAAAGAATATACATTAAAGGAAACTACGATATTACTGTTGACGGCGACATGAGAGAGCTAATTGCAGGAGATAAGATTACTGAAATTGGTGGCAATCATATTATAACAATTGGAAAGAATTATGTTAAAAAAGTTGTCGGTGGTGAGTTTAAAGAAATACTTTCAGACAAGTCAACACAAATTAATAAAAACAAATCAGAAAGAGTTAGTGAAAATAAAACAGAAACAGTTGTAGGTAATACTACTGTTTCATTATCAGGAACAAAAACAGAAACAGTTTCTGGTGAAGAAAAGAAAACAAACTTATCAACTTCAACACACATATTACCAGACAACTTTACATTGTTCGGTGCTAATAATATGAACATTGCTGCTGGAGGTAATTTAAGTATTGCTGCTGAAGGAGTTTTAAATTTAACAGGAACAGCTAATGCAGTATTATCAACACCAGCTACATTAGACATTGATGCTAATACAGCATTAACAATGAATGCACCAACATTAACTATAGATGGACCAGCTGGAAGTATCAAGTCTAACGATATTGAATTACATACTCATACACATGAAGGATCACCAACAGCAGGTCAAGGTCCGAAATCAGATACAGGAGCACCTAAGTAATGAGTAAAGATTGCGGACCAAGTTTAGAATTAGGAAAGTTAACTGAAGGCATTGATAGTGCTAAAGGTGAACTTGACACTCTTATTGGAACAGGTACAGAAGGAATAGCTGGCAACATAGCAGGGCTAAAAGATAAAATTGGTGGTCTTACAGATGGAATAGCAACTGATTTAGATTCAATGATACCTGAGATTCCCCAACCAGATTTTAAACTACAAGATTCTTTAAACGCAATGCTTAGTGGCGGTCCTGGTGAAATGATGACAAACTATGCTGAGATGCAAGAAAAGCTAGGCGATAAAGTTGACTTAGATAAAGTTCTTGGTGATTTTGGTTTAGATACAAATGAATTAAATGCAGGACTGGATAACTATAAAGACAAACTTTCAAAAGGCGATAAACTTAAAGATAAGTTTGGTGGAGCTCTTGATAAAATAGAAAGTGTTATGGACAGCGATCTTGTTAAAGCAGCATCAGGTGATCTAGAAGCTATTGCATCACTCACAGGTGGCTTTGCAGATAAAATATTTGGAGGAAGTGATGCAACGTCATTATTAGACAAAGTGTGTACACAATGCCCAAATATAGAATTAGACAAAGAAGGTAAAGTAGTAGAAAAAGGACCAGAAGCTAAAGTACCTCAAGAAGATGCAACACCAGAGGATCCACCACAACCTAAAGCAGATGTTAAAGCAGAAGTAAAAGATGTATCAAAAGAAAATGCAGATGTATTTGTTCAAGCAGAACCACAACCAGACGTTGTTCCTTTTGAAATACGTGCACCTATTGACAACAAAGATAATGCAGAGTATCAAAAAGATTTACAAAAATACAATGCTTTTTGTAGAGACCTTAATGAAGAATATCAATCATATGCAAGACTAAAAAGATATGTATATGATTATTTCTTAGTTAATATCTATAAAACAAAAGAATGGCCTGAAACACCAGATGGTGATATATTAGCTAGCTATGGAATAAATACTGTTGGCGGTATCATGGAAGCACAAAAAGCGGTGCAAGTGTTAGTAGATTCAGGTAAAACAGAACCAAGATCATGGATGATACAAACAACTGTAGATCAGCACGATTATTGGCTTGCATACTCAGAGTTTATTCGCTTGTTTAAAATTAATATGGATATAAAATATGGTCCTATGAACGACAAGCCGTCATCAGAGTTTATGATTGGCAAATATAAGTATGAACAAATGAACTGGCCAGAGACTAAAAAAGGTATTAAATTTACATATCCACATGCCACATATCATTTTTATTTTTTAGACAGAGCGCCAAACTCACAAAACAGACAAGATAAATTTATAAGAAATATTAAAAAAATGGAGTTCATAGAAATAGGTTCTATAGTATAAATATAAACATGGCAATATTCTCAGACTTTAACACTTCTTTAGCGGCTCATCCTATAAAAAAGGACTTGGCAGTTAAAACTGACGCCGAAGCTGTAAAACAATCAATTAAAAACTTAGTGTTAACAAACAAAATGGAAAGACCATTTCAGCCGACATTAGGATGTGATATTCGAAGAGTATTGTTTGAGAACATATCACCAGCAACTATAGTATTTGCAAAACAAGCTATAGTTGAAACGCTCGAGCGACATGAACCAAGATGTAATATCATTAACATAAAAGCATCTGCAGATGATGAAAACAATGCTTTATATATTACTATTGTTTTTAGTGTAATAAATAGTAATGATGTAAATGAACTTAACTTAGTATTAGAGAGAGTAAGATAAAATGGCTAATAGTGCACTAACAGTAGCAAATACAGACTTCGCTTCAATAAGAGCAGATTTAAAGACGTATCTAAATTCACAAAGCAACTTTAAAGATTATAACTTTGATGGTTCTAATATGGCAGTTCTTGTAGATGTACTAGCATATAATACATTCATGCAAAACTTCTATCTTAACCAAGTTGCATCAGAATCATTTTTAGACAGTGCACAACTAAGAGACAGTATTATATCACATGCAAAAACATTAAACTATTTGCCAAAATCAGACACATCAGCAACAGCTGTTGTAGACTTAGAAATATTTCCAGCCAATACACCTGGTACAATTAACGTACCAAAATATACTTCATTTACAACAACCGTAGATAGTAGCACATATACTTTTACAACCAATGAAGGTAGAACGCTTCAAGCAGATAGTGATGGAAGATATGTTGCTAATAGCATATCAATTTATGAAGGCGAAATAGTGACAGAATTGTTTCAAGTCAACACATCAAACACAGATCAAAGATTTGTATTAAGTAATAAAGAAATAGACACAAGTAGCTTAACAGTTAAAATTAGTACATCATCTTCAGACACATCAAATGCAGAATGGAAAAGCAGCTTAACATCCATTGGTGTTTCTGGGACATCAAATGTGTATTATATTGTTCCTGCTGAAGGAGGCAAATATGAATTACAGTTTGGTGATGGCGTATTGGGTAGACCGTTAATTAATGGAAACATAGTTGAAGCAACATATAGAAAATGCACTGCAAATGCTGCAAACGAAGCCAATACATTTACATGCGGAGACACAATACAAGGATACAGCAATGTTGTAACAACAACCGTATCAAAAGCATCAGGCGGCGGATTCAGAGAAAGCAATACATCAATTAAATTTAATGCTCCAAAAGCATTATCAATTCAAGATAGAACAGTTACGGTAGATGATTATAAAACAATATTACAACAAGAGTTTAATGACATAGAAACATTAAATGTGTATGGTGGCGAAGAAGCTAGTCCACCAGAGTTTGGTAAAGTTTTAATATCAGTAGATTTAAAAAATGCTGATGGCATACCAAACAGTAAAAAGAAAATAATAGAAGACTTTGTTAAGCTAAGAGCACCATTAGGAATAGCACCAAAAGTTATAGATCCAGTATTTTTATATGTTGACGTTACAAGTAAAGTAGTGTATAATCCAAATGTCACAGTAAAAAGTGATAGCGAGATAGAATCTTTAGTATCAGCTGCAATTGATACACATGCAACTGATAACATTAATAGCTTTAATGCTAAATTGAGAACCTCAAAGTTATCAGCAGCTATTGATGGATCAGATCCTTCAATATTAAACAGCGATACTAGTATTTTATTACAAAAGAAATTTACACCAACGTTGAACACCAAAGAAAGCCATACGCTTGAGTATGTAAATGAAATTTACAGGGAGATACCAGACAGTTCGAGTATTTTCCCAGACGGATCGGCACCAGTTTTATCAACCGAGTTTACGTTTGATGGGCTAACAGGGTGTTCATTAAGAGACGACGGTAATGGTGTAATGCAAGTTGTACAACAAGGAAGCTCAGTGTTAACAATAGTAAGTAGAAATATTGGAACAGTAGATTATACTAACGGAACAGTTAAGTTAACTAATTTTGAAGTATCAGGATTTACAGGTGATGGCATAACTGTGTCAGCTAATCCTGTATCAAAAACTTTAAAGTCAAACAAAAATATAATTTTATCTTATAATAAGACACCGAGCATCACGATACAACAAGAGAGAATCTAATGCCGGCAGAGATTAACGATAAGATCTCGATTTTCGTAAAAGATCAATTTCCTGAATTTTATGCATCAGATGGATTGCTGTTTGAAAAATTTGTTGAGGCGTATTATGAATACCTAGAACAAACAGGCCAATCATTAGACTATGCAAGAAACTTAATAGAATATCAAGACGTAGATAATACTACAGCAGAATTCTTAGACCAATTCAAAAAACTTTACCTAGAACAATTACCTGGTTTAATCAAAGCAGATGATAGATTAACTATCAAACACATAATGGACTTCTATAGAGCTAAGGGAAGTGAAAGAGCAATTCAATTATTGTTTAGATTATTATTTGATGAAGCAGCAACTGTAAGCAATCCAGGTGAAGATGTTATTAAACCTTCAATAAGTGATTGGAGATTACCAAGATATATTGAAGTGTATGCACCAAACATGGATAACCTAATTGAATTAGAAGGATTAGAAATTATTGGTGCATCAAGTGGAGCAAAAGGTTTTGTAGAGAGTATCTCAACAAAAATAATGAACGGTGTTAAGTCTCATGTTATTCAATTATCAAACCTGAGAGGCAATTTCTTACGAGGTGAAATAATTGCAAAAACTTCTGACGGCATACAAGACAACATGCCAATTGTCACTGGTTCTCTTTCTTCCGTTGATATTACTTTGGGAGGACAGGACTTTACAATAGGAGATACTTTTGACTTGATAGCCGACACAGGTAAACAAGGACAAGTTAGAGTGACAGCTGTAGACAACGCTACAGGACTAATAGAATATCAATTTTCAAATGGTGGCTTTGGTTTTTCAACTAATACATCCTTTACATCCGTAGATGTTAACACACAACATTTAGAAGTTAATAATGTTACCAATGCTGCACAATCATATTCAAACTCATCTGCTATTGACAATGCTCAGTTTATAAAAAGAGAAAGAGTAGATCAACATGTAGAAAAATTAACATATCTAAGTGGTTCACAAATGAATGAAGATATGGCTGCATTAATCAATGCTGGTACAACACCATACTTAGTTGGTAAGAAATCAGATGGAACGGTTGTTGCAAACGGTTATGTTTTAAGCAGAACTACTACAGGCGCTAATGGAACATTATTCGTTGCTCCATTTTCAGGCACATTTGGTAATCAACTAGCATTATCAGCAAACTTAGCTGTTAATACTCACATATTTGAAGCAGGTGAACCAATAGATGAAGAAAGCCACGTCACATTAAACATTAGTGGAACAAGCGGTTCATTCTCAGTTGGCGACCATGTTAGAGGAGATTCAAGCAGTGCTAATGGATTAGTTAAGACAGTTAACTCAACAGTAATGACAGTTAATGGTTCTTTTGGGTCTTGGTCAACAGAAGATAACGTACAAGATATAACATCTGGAGTTGCAAATACTGCAAACGTAACAGGGGTTTCGGTGACGACAACAGGTGCTAATGGTATAATAAGTACGTTTACAAACTCAAATGCTAAAGTTTATACATTAAACATTCACGAAATAGAAGGTGCTTTTACTAATGGTCAGAAGTTAAAAGGCAGAAGAACAAATACAATAGCATCATTAACTTCAAGTTCAGATACAGGTTCGTCAGATATTTACATACAAGGTAATAACGGATCTAATGCATCAGTTGATACATATAGTAATGCATCCGTACATGCAGAAGTTATTGGTTCAAACTCAACTAATGTTGGTTTTAGAAATGCAAAATTTGCAAATGGATCAACAGGAACATTCTATCAAAACACTGCTGCATTTATTGTAGGAGTTGATTCAAACACATATGCCAATGTTGTCACAGTAGGAACAGGAAGTGGATCAAGTTTCAAAATAGGAACATTAGAAAACGAAGAAGCGATAACAATATACACAGACTTTATATCAGATAACAACACAGCTAATGTAGCATATCTTGATTGTGTAATAGCTGGACATGAATCTAATACTGCTGGAGGTAATACAGGAGTAGGTTTTGTAGATACAGTTGATATTAGAACTGCTGGATCAGGCTATGCAAATGGTGAAGTAGTCACATTTGCAACTGGCGGAGCAGGTGGAGGTGCACCAACAACAAATGCAACAGCAAATGTCACAACAAATGGCAGTGGTGTTATTACAAGTACACAAGTAATAACAGCAGGTGCAGGTTTCTATAGTCAAAATATAGTAGGAACAATAGCAACATCAGGTGGATCAAGTGGCGTGTTAACAGCTAATGTAGACTTTGGTTATGGATTTCCTAAAGATCCAAACGGTGATATTGATACTGTTATTGATAACGTGTTAACAAGATTCCAAGGAAATATAGGATCCGTAGCTACTATTACAGACATTAACCCAGGTAATAACTATAACTTTGATCCATTTGTATCTGTATATACAGGAGGTATTGCTAAGTTTGATAGAAGAGATTTAGTAGTTAATTTAACTGGAATGAATCAAGGTGCTGGTGGATTATACAAAGACTTTACATTAGGAGAGGTTGTTAACCAGACTGTCACAGAGGGAGGACAAACACTTACTCTTAATACTATTACAGTACAAAATACATCATCATCAAGCAATACAACAACAGGAAACACTGAGAACTTCTATATTGGCTCATCAGTAGTTCAAGTTAAGAATAGTACAGTAAATGCTATTGGTGATGTATCATCATCTAATAGTACAGTTATTAATATTAAAAATGGTAGAGTTAAAACTACATTTGCAAATGGTTTAATATCATTTGCTGTAAACACTCAACCGTTTACATCTAACTCAACAATAAATGCTATTTCAATAGCAGTAGCAAATTCAGCAAACAACGAAACAAATGTATACAGTACTGTAGCAAGTAATGGTTCAATATCATTCTCATCTGTATCAAAAGGAACTGTATATAAATTTAATAATAACAATGATGGAACAGGTGATGTTGGTATAAGAAGATTATCATTTAGTGTAGGTTTCAATGAAACAGGAACGCTAACAGGAGCAACATCTGGTGCAGGTGGAACAATTGATAGTTTATATCAAGACGCTAACACTCGACCAATTGGAGACAACTTTTCAATCAATGCTGATGCAAAAGCAGCTAATGGTATTGTGACAGATGTAGAAGTTATTGATAGTGGTTTTGGTTATACTCACGGAGCAAATTTAACACTGAGACATACAGGAAATTCTAACATTGTTGTTAGTGGAACAGCAAATGTAGCAACAACAGGATTAGGACCAGGATATTGGGCATCAGATGAATCAGAAATGAATGCTAAATATATACACGACAACGATTATTACCAATCTCACTCTTATGTTGTAGAGACTGGATTGTCTCTTGATAAATATAGAGACATACTATTAAAATCTGCTCATATAGCAGGTACAAGATTGTTTGGTAAAGTAATTAGAGAAAGTTCAGTAAATAATGCTGTGACTGTAAGTAATAGCTCAATAGGGGCAGTATAGTAAATGGGTAAACTAGTAAAATCAAATCTTAATACGCACAATGCAAAACAGTTTGTAGAGTCACTGAACGAATCAGCAAACTCGTTATATTATGTTTACCTAGGTAAGCATACAGCATTTAGTGATGACAACAATCCACCTACAGCAAATAATTCAGAAGAAGATTCATTCTACCAACAATATAGAGATATGATTTATGGTAAACAAATTACCACAAGTGATATCAAGCACATGGTTAATAAGAACGCATGGGCAAATGGAACAGTTTATACCCAATACAATAATACAGAAGGTGCATTAAAAGACAAAAATTTCTTTGTATCAGTAGAAGAGGCAAATGGAAACTTTAGTGTATTCAAATGTCTGTATAATAATAAAGGAAGCGTATCAACTGATCAACCAACATTAACAGAAACAGCTGCTAATGATGACGTATACATTACAACTGCTGACAAATATCAATGGAAGTATATGTATGAGCTAACAGCAGCACAACATACAAAATTTAATACTACAGATAAAATACCATTAGTGATTGATACTAACGTGACAGGTAATGCTGTTTCAGGTGCAATTGATGTCGTATCAGTTAATAATGGTGGTACCAGATATAATTCAGTTGCCAATGGTGTTGTTAAAGATGCAGCAGTTAGTGGTAATAACTTAATAATAGAAATAGAATCATTAGTAAGTGCTAATGTCACAATTGCAAATACAACAGCAGCAGGATCAAATACAGCACTAGAAGTAGAAAGAGTTGATCTTTGGGGTAAGTTTGCAAACGGAGATTTGTATAATAGTAATACAGATCCTAATACTGCCAATAGCGTTGCTAATGGTGTTATTGTTTCAGCAAACAGTACTGTATTAAAAATAGTAGATGTTGCTGGAGACTTCTTTAGTGCTAATTCTACTAACGTAGTATTAAAAGGACAAAGCTCAAAAGTATTATCACAAGTATCAAGCATAGCATCTGATACTTCAACAATTTCATCAAACACAGATTTTTATAAAGGATGTTCATTCTATATCGCAGATGGTACAGGTAAAGGACAAGCCAAAACAATAAGTGAATATATTGTCACAGGATCAGCAAGAAGAGTATTAATAGCAAATGCTTTCTCTACTTCTATTGATACTACATCAAGATTTGAAATAACACCACGAGTTGTTATATCAGGAGATGGTAGTGGAGCAGAGGGCAGAGCAATAGTTAATACAGTAAACTTCTCTGTTGATACAATTGAAATGACAGCAAGGGGGTCAGGTTATACATTCGCAAGTGCTCAAGTGTTGGGGAACACAGGAATTGTAGAAAGTGGAACAACTGCTCAAGCTAATAATGCAAACGTAGTACCTATTATAGGGCCACCAGGCGGCCATGGGTCAGATCCTATTAATGAGTTATATGCAGACACTGTTGGGGTATCTGTAGACTTTGTAGATGACGAAGGCGGAAATACACCTGCGCAAAATGATTTTAGAACAGTTGGAATATTAAAAGACCCACTGTTTGCTAATGTTGTATTAACTATGAATACATCAACAAGTAATTCAGGTACATCATTTACAGCAGGTGAAAAAGTGACACAAGATTCAAACTCTACACATGGTGGAGCATATGGATACATTGCTGCAAGAGCATCTGGAACATTAAATTTAGCAAATGTATATGGACAATTCCATACAGGATTAAGAATTACTGGTGCTGATTCAACTAAGACAGGTAATGTACATTCATTACAAACATCAGATAAATCAACATCAAATGCATCAACGTTCGATCAAAGACTTAGATTGACTGGTTTTGTAAACAGCTCTAGTGCTGGTTTTACAACAGATGAAACAATTAAACAGGATTCTACTGACGCGAATGGTGCTATACACTTTATAAATACCTCTAGTGGATCAGTAATGTCGATTACTAATAAGAAAGGAAACTTCTTAGCAAGTGATACTGCAAGCGGTACTTATTATTATATAAGAGGACAATCGAGTGGTGCTGTAGGATATTTTACAGACACAGCTGGACCAGATATAGTACCTAACTCAGGTGAAGTTATGTACGTAGAAAACATATCTCCGATTACAAGAGATGATAGTCAAACAGAAAGAATTAAGGTAATGATTAAATTTTAGAGAATAGAAAATGGCAATAGAAACAGACCTAAATGTAAGCCCGTATTATGACGATTATGATGAGTCGAAAGATTATCATAGAGTATTATTTAAACCAGCTGTAGCATTACAAGCTAGAGAGCTTACTCAAGCTCAAACTATATTACAAACTCAGATAGAGAGATTTGGGCAACACATATTCAAAGAAGGTTCAATAATTAAAGGTTGTGCAATGACCTTTGATAACCAAATTAAATATGTTAAAATTTTAGATAAAACTATTGCAGGCACAGATGTTAATACTGCAAACATAACTGAGGGCATGTATTTAAGAGGTCAAACAGCTAACCTTGTATCAAGAGTATCATTATCAGCATCTGGACTAGAATCACAAAACCCAGACTTAAATACAATATTCTTTAATTATATTAAATCAGACAACACAACAACAGACTATGCTAATGGTGAGATATTAGAAGTATATTCTGCAACGACTAGCATAGCAAACATTCAAGTCACAGCAATTGGTGACAATTATAACAACACAGATACAGTTTCTATATCTTCTACTAACGGTGGAAATGCAACAGCAACTGTTAACACATATTCAAATGGTTCTGTTGAATCAATTACAGTGACAGCAAATGGTACTGGATTTACAGCAGACGACTATCCAACAGCAAGTGTATCGGGTAATTCAACAGCTGATGGTGCAACATTAAGAGTTAACCTAAAAGAAGAAATGAGAGTAACGGTTGGTAATTCAAGTTTCTTTGACAGTGGTGGTAATACAGAATTTAACGTCACTGGTAAAGCATATGAAATGAGAGTGCAAGATGGAGTAATATTCCAAAAAGGACATTTCCAAAGATTTGCAGAACAAAATATTATTGTATCAAAATATACTAATAGACCAAATGAAAGAGTCGTAGGTATAGCAACAACAGAAAGTACAGTTAATAATAGTGTAGACACAACATTATTAGACAATGCATCAGGATATGCAAACGAAAATGCACCAGGTGCTGATAGATTAAAATTAGTACCAACATTAACAGTTAATAGTAAATCAGTTGCAGAGTCATCTAATAACTTCTTAAAGATTGCTGAATTCCAACATGGAGAAGTTGTACAGAAAAATCAAAATGCTGTATTATCATCTCTTGGTGATGCAATTGCACAAAGAACATATGAAGAAAGTGGAGACTATGTTGTTGATCCATTTGTATTATCAACAGAAGGACGAGCTGGTAATACAACTCACCTTTCACTAACAGTAGGTGAGGGTAAGGGATATATTCAAGGTAAAAGATTTGAGTTAACAGGAACAACTAGATTACCACTTGCAAAAGCAACAACTACAGCTAATGCAGATCCACAACAAGTTTCAATCAATTACGGCAATTATGTAGACGTAGATGAATTAGTTGGACAATTTGGTGCTGAAGAAAATGATATGGTGTTAATATTAGACACTGCAATGAATTCAATAAGTGCTAATGTAAACCCAACATTACCAGCAGCAAGTAATACATCAGTAGCATATAATGGTACAACAGGTAATGTTGTTGGTACAGCAAGAGTAAGATCACTAGAACAAAATGGTGATGTTCCAGGTAAGTTTAATAACAAGTATAGGTTATATCTATCAGATATAAAAATGAATGCTGGTAAAGCATTTAGAAAACATGCAAAATCTTTCTGGCATTATAAACAAGAAGAATACGATTTAACAAAAGCAACATCTGGATCAGAAAATAACCAAAACTTCTCAGGTGTCTGTGATGCAGTATTATCAAGTGGCGTAACAAAATTAAAAGATGCTAAGTTTAATAAACTTGTTTTCCCAGTTGGCCAAAAAGGTATTAAAGCAATAGGCTCAGCAGGTGATTATACATTTAGAAAAAGACAAACAGCAACAGCTGCAGCAAATGGTACGTTAGTTGTATCATTATCAGATGCCAACCAAACATTTGGTTATGGTGATGCAGCATTAAACGAAACACAAGAAAAAGAAATAATAGTAATTCCAACAGCATCAATAAACTCAAGTGCTGTAATGACAAGTACAGCTGACGTAGCAAACAGTACAGTTAAAGCAGTCACAGGTTGTGCAGCTGGTACAACAGCAGCATTAAGAGCTGGTGACTTTGTATTTGTTGATTCAACATTATGTCAAGTTAATAATGTTATTAACAGTACAGCATTTAATACAGTATCTGCTGTCGGTGCTTCAAAAACTAATGTAAATGTTTTAAGAACATTCCCAGCTGGATATCCAATATCATTAAATGATAGAACATATGCTAATGCAACAACAAGTTCATCAGGCCAGACACTAACAATTGAACTTGGTATGACAAGTACAGCTGATTCACATGTTGATCTATCTGGAACAGTAGCATGTGCAGTTCATCATAATGTGGTAGATACATCCGAGGCAGGTAGAACAAAAGCATATCAAACAACAGAAGTTGCCATTGATTGTGCTAATAACGCCGCAACAAATGCAGGTCCATGGTGTTTAGGTGTACCTGATGCACATGAATTAGTATCAGTATTAGTAGGACCAGATAATACATATACGTCAGTTGCAGAAAGTGATTGGACAGATAAGACATCAGAGTTTGAAATACTAGATGGACAAACAAATGGTAAGTATGGTTTATCATATTTAAGACTTAAACCATCAAGTACTTACTCACTAACTACAAGTAATCACTTAGCAGTTAAATTTAGACACTTTAAAGAGTCAGGATCTGGTAAAGGGTTCTTTAGTTATCAATCATATCACGGTATCATTGATGATGCCAATACTGCTAATACAACTGCTATTACTACTCAAGCAATTCCAGTTTTTGTTTCACCAAGTGATGGTCAAGAATATTCATTAAGAGACTCTATTGACTTTAGACCTTATGTTGAAAATACAGCAACTTATGGTGGAGCATTTTCTAATGGCGTAAATACAGCCACAGAAAATCCAGTTGTTAAAGAAATTATTAATGCATCTTCATTTGTAAGTACACCAAACAAAGTTTGGGCATCTAATGTAGAATACTACTTACCAAGAAAAGATAGAATAGTTATTGATGGTGGTACTATAAAGATTGTTCAAGGTGAGCCAAGTGCCAACCCATCATTACCATCAATGCCTGCAAAAGCAATGCAGCTTGGTACAATTAGTACACCAGTATATCCAACACTAGCTGTAGAAGAAGGCAAGAGTTTCAAGAGACCAAGTCTAGCAGTAACAATAAAAGCTACACAATTAAAAAGATACTCAATGCAGGATATCAAGAAGATTGACGATAGAGTTAATAATCTTGAATATTACACATCTCTTAATATGTTAGAGAAGTTAACAAAAGACGAAGTAATTCCTGGTAGAACAGATCCAACACTAAACAGATTCAAAAATGGATTTATAGTTGATAACTTTAGTTCAATAGCTACTGGAAACCCTCTTAGTGCAGAATGGAAAGCAGCACCTGACGAAGCAAGAAACCACATGTCAGCTAAAACCAATCAATATCATATTGGCTTGAAATATAGTGACGGTGCTTCAGTAACCCATTTTGGTGATACAGTTTTCCCAAGATACGGTGAAAGAGTAATTATCAAACAAGATAAAGCATCACAAGACAGAAGGTGTACTTCACAATACTGGAAATACAACGGCACACTACAAATCTTCCCAGACTATGTTAGTAAAACAGATACTACCAAGTCAGCACAAAACCCAATGGAGTTTAGTGTGGACAATGCTAGTGGTGCAATTGCGTTAGCAGAAGAATTAAACAAAATACTTTCAGACCAATTTACAAGTGAAGAAATAGTAAATGATGAGAGAACAACTCGTGTGACAACTGGTGTAGTAAATGAAGAAGACATGACCAGAACTGATACACATGAGACAATTATTAACCAACAAGTAAGAGCAACAACAGCTCAGGTCACCTCAAAGTCAACAACAACCACAAGGAAAGTTGGCGAGTACATGACATCAATTGCATGGCAGCCTTATATACCAGGAACAAGAATACACTTTGTTGCTACTGGTTTAAGACCAGGTCTAAGACACTATGTATACTTTGATGACATGGATATTAATAGTCATGTAGCTCCAGCAATACTTAACAACACACTTGATAGCAAAGATCCAATTCAATCTTTAACAACATCAAGAGCTCCATTCATTATTCATAGAAGTGGTGCAAAAGGAGATACATTAACTGCAGATGCAAATGGTCGAATATTTGGACACATTTATCTTCCTGGTGGTACATTCTTTGCTGGAGAAAGAAAAATAGTAATTGCTGATGTTAG